CCGTCTTTCAGCTATGAGTAATGCGACTTCTACGCAGTATAAGGACTTGCAAGCAGCAGCGCTAGAGTGGGGGCAAAAGACGCAATACAGCGCCACAGAAGCGGCAGACGCACTAACCGAACTATCTATGGCAGGCTTTAGCGTTAAAGACTCTATTACGGCTCTTCCTGCGACGCTAGGACTAGCAGCAGCAGGGGGGCTAAGCTTAACAACAGCGACAGAAATCGCAGGGGCTTCGCTTAACGGCTTTCAGCTAAAAGCGGACAAACTAAGCCACGTAGTAGACGTACTAGCCGAAGCTGCGAATACGTCGAACGCAGATATAACCGACTTAGGCGAGTCTATGAAGTATGCAGCGCCAGTAGCGCAGACAGTCGGGTGGAGTATCGAAGAAACTACGGCAGCTATCGCAAAAATGAGTAACGTAGGTATTAAAGGCTCGCAAGCAGGTACGACGCTTCGTATGTCCTTGCTACAGCTATCAAAGCCTGCGGAACACACTTCAAGAATGATGCAGAAGCTAGGAATAGATATAGAGGACTCACACGGACACATGAAAAGCTTACCTGCGTTAATCGACAATATCAAAGACAGCTTAAAAGGCATGACGCAAGTACAAAAGCTTGCGACAGTCGGCGCTATGGTAGGTACAGAGTCAGCGAGTGGATTTTTAGCGCTCATTAAAGACGGCGGTAAAGACCTACAGGACTATACGACGCAGCTACAAAACAGCGACGGGGCAGCTAAAAAGATGGCTGCTACTATGATGGATAACTTAGCAGGCGCATGGGAGAACTTTAGCGGCTCAGTAGAAACGCTAGGAATTAAGATGGGTAATATCTTCTTACCTTCCTTTCAAGCAGCCGTAAACAAGGCGACAGACTTCACTAATACGCTAATGGACTTAGACCCGAATCTAGTCGAAACAGCTATAAAAACGGCAGGCGTAGCGAGTGCTACTATGCTGCTAGGCGTAGGAATTTTTAAAGCAGTAGAAGCCTTCAAAGCGTTAAGGCTCGCTTTTATAGGCAATCCGTTAGGGCTAGCTATTACAGGCTTCACTCTATTAGCGGCAGGAATAACGGCAGTAGCGAGTGAAGAGGAAGCAGCTAAGAAAGTATCGCTAGACCACTACAACGCCTTAGACAAGCAGCAGAAAGGCTTACAAGATACTATCGACACTTACGACAAGCTACGAGCAAAGAACAAGCTTTCTAATGACGAAATGCTGCGCTATCTCGACATACAGCAGGAGCTATCGAACACTAGCGACCCTAACCGAGTAAAAACGCTATCGGGTGCTTTAGACGTTCTACAGAAAAAGTCGGGGCTAAGTAAGGACGAAATGAGCAAACTAGTACAGGCGAATCAAGACCTAATCGACCAAGCGCCTGCTACCGAGACTGCTATCAGCGGAACAGGGCAAGCACTAGCGCTAACTTCGAAGCAAGCGAAAGAGCTTAATAAGTCGCTACTAGAGCAAAAGCGCATAGAGCTAGAAATACAGCAAACGAAAGTAGAAAACAACGTAGACGACCATATATCCACGTACAAAAAGCAAGTAGACGGAGTTAACAAAGCTTTAGACGTACGCAACGAGAAAGAGATGAATATCGCTCGTATCTTATCGCAAAGACACGACTACGAAAAGCAATTAGCAGCAGCGCAGAAATTAACAGGGCAAGCTAAGACGGACGCAGTAAACGCAGCAGAAGCGGAACTTAGACTTAACTCAGCAGACTTACACACGGCGAGAGACCAATTAATAACAGCAGACGAAGTAGTACAGTCAAGACGAAAAGGGCTGCAAAACGCTTCCGAAACGCTAACAAAAGACAAGGAAGTATACGACGCTATCAATCAAAACTTACTAGCTTCGGTAAATCTTTCGTCAGCGAGAGGAAAAGAAAAGCAAGTAATCGACAGCGCTATAAAGTCGGAGCAGGCTAAAGTAGACGAAATCGCAAAGCAAGCAGGCGGCGTAAACAAATTAAAAGGCAAGCAGAAGGAAGCCTACGACAATGCGAGACAGCTACTAAGTAAGTACAAGGACATAGGCGGACAAATAGGCGATAATACCGTCAAGCAGCAGCAAACAAACAGAAAGATACAAGACGGTACGGTAGACGGAAAGAATATGCACAAAGTCTTAACCGAAGAAGCTGCGAAGAAAATCAAATTCACAGGCGACGGAATGAAGAAAGCTAACGACATATCGGACGAGCTAAGCAAGCCCGTATATAAAACAGTTAACTTCGTTCTTAACATAGCGAGGAAAGTACGAGACTTCTTGCAAAGCGTAGGCGACGACGGGGCGTATACGTCAACTAAGCGACATAGCGGCGGTACTTTACCGAGATTCCATACAGGAGGAAGCCCGAACTTCGGAGCGCCTAAAATGGACGAAATCGACGCTAGACTATTACGTAACGAAATGGTACTAACGGCAGGGCAGCAAATGAACTTATTTAAAATGATTAAGTCGTATAATGCGTCAGCAGCTAGCCTAAAAGAGAAGCAGAAGAAAGACGACACAAGCTCGCAGCCTACGACTATTAACATAGCAGCGCTTCACGTACGGGAAGAAGCAGACGTAAAGAAAATCGCAGAGCAGCTAGAGCAGCTTTCGCAACGAAGACAACGTAGTAGAGGGGAGTATTAAAAATGACAGTAGCAGGACTACAGGGCTTCGCCTTTAGAGGTATTCATTCTTCGACTTACGGCATTTATTTAAACACCTTAAAGCGCAGTATCTTAGCGCCACTAAGCGAACAAATGATAACAATACCGAACAAGGCAGGGGCGCACTACTTCGGTAAACAAACGGGCGTAAGAACTTTTACGCTCACTATTACGATAGCAGGAACGGACGCAGACGACTTAAACGACAAAATAAGCAGTATAGCGTCGTGGATAAACTCAGAAGCAGAAGAAGAAATAGTATTCGATAAGGAAGCCGACAAATCTTACTTCGGCTTCTTTACGGGTAACACGGACTTAGACGAACTCGTAACGATAGGCACTACGACTCTTACGTTCATAGCACCCGACCCGTACGCTTACGGAACGGAGATAGAAACGCAGAAGTACACGACTTCGCCCTTTAACTTCACGCCACAAGGTAAAGAGCTAGTATATCCCGAAATATTCGTTAAGTTTACTTCGCCGTGTCACTACTTCGCTTTCGGCAATAAGAAGCAAAGCATATTCGTAGGCACGCAGGACGACGAGAAGACGCTAGTAGCCGTTAATGCGAAGGTTATTAACGACGGAATGGACTCTACAAACCCGTGGCAAGGTAACGCCAATTTAAACACGGGAATAGTACAAGGCTCTTTCGTAACGAACGGCACTTCTTTAGTAGTTAGTGACTACGGAACGGCTACGAGTGGATGGCATGGACCTTCGTTAAAGAGAACGATAACGACTCCTATACAGGACTTTAAGCTACACGCTCATGTAGGAATGTACTCGAAAGAGCAGCGACAAATGGGGCGTATAGAGATATTCTTACTAGACATTAACGGCGAAATTATTGGACGCATGACACTAGCGGACTCTAGCGGCTACGAGCTAAGCAGATTCGAAGCAAGCGCAGGGAAAGTAGGCAGCGAACATCAATTCGCAGAATACTACGGCTCTATTGCGAAAGAGAAGAAGAAAATAAAGCACATAAAGAAAGTAAAGGGCAAGAAGGTAACGTACTATACGTACACCCCCGAAGAGTATAGCGGCGTGCGAGACTTTCACGGCGACATATGGATTCAGCGAAAGGGCAACGTATGGACAGCAGGACTAATCAAACTCGACCCCGATTGGGACAAAGAATTATGGCATAAATCTTTCAAGTACACAGATAAGCATAACGCTTTTAGCGACCAAGTAGCAGGCGTAGCTATCCATATCGGGCAGCTAGGCACTAATGCGGTTATGTCACCTGCTTATATATCGTACCTAGAGCTAAAGAACTTAAAAGCAGTACAAGACAACGAAGTACAAGAGATATTCGACCAAGACGACGAGCTGCACATATCTTTCGAAGAAGGCAGCGTACGACTAAACGGACGAGTGCATATGCAAGACTTAGATATATCAAGCGAGTTCTTCGGCATACAAGGCGGCGCTACTACGCAGCTAGCTTTCGAGCCCGACGAAAAATGCGATATAACAATCAATTACAGACCGAGATACTTGTAAGAAAATACCGTAATAATTCGACGGCTGCGCCTAT